TAGCTGCCGCTGATATATTACTGCCACTCCATGTGTTGACGGCAGCACCGAAAACCTGACGTTGCTCGACCTCAGTTATCGTTTGGGTTGTAGTTGTTGTACTATTCATCGACCCTGTAGTAAACTGGGGCGTGACAGTATTAGCTCTTGCAACTGCGGGTGATAACAATGCTAAGAGAAGAATCAGTTTCTTCATGTCTTTGGTTTTTGTTCTTTATCTTTTTTGCCATTTCCTGTAGTCAAACCGAATGTGGCAAGTGCACCCGTAAAGACGCTGGCTACGAAAGTGATATCCGCTGAAGTACCAGACTTTTTGACCATAGGCAACTCTACATAATTAAGAGTTATAATAAATCCTGACCAGATAACAACGCCTAGACGCACCATCGCACCTAGTATCTGCATCTGTTCATCATGGTCATCTATGTTTTCTTTGAGTTTTGTAAAGAGTCCCTTTTTTTCTTCCGGTTTTCTTTCCATTTCTTTATTTTATCTTGTAAGAACTTCTGTATCTTTTTCCTTAGTTTTTCTATAATTGGTTGTGTTATAGTCGTAGCTGCAACAGCAGTCACAGCAGCAATAGTTGTAGGAACTAATACATCACCCGTAGGTAATTTATAGGGTGGGAAAGGTGGAGGTAATGTAGGTGCTGGAGGTTCAGCAGTCTCTACAGGTTTTGTACCCTTTGGTTCCTTAAGATCACTCGGAGGTACAACTAAGGGTACATAACTTGGTACGTCAGCAGTAGGTAATGGTATAGATATTGTTTCTATATCTTGTACAGGTGGAATCACTATGCTGGGTATTTCCACTATTCAGCAGCTTTATTTGCAATAAGTTTTGCTTTCCATGCAGCTTTAACTTCTGTAGTCCAAGCTGTTGTACATATTGATGATACCTCAGCTGGTTGTCCTGATAGATCTGTATCTACAAGGTTATCGGAAGCATCAAGTGCTCCGGGTTCTAGCACATATCTATGAAAAGATCTTGTTAGTTCAACGCCATCTTTTTTGATAACTGTTGCTTTTCTGACCTGTACAAGTTTGTACTGGCCGACGATTTCTATCTTGTCGTATTCTATTGATTCGGCTAATGCCATTAGGATTAATCTCCGATTAAAACAGGTTTAGGCTTAGTTTATAGACGTAGCTCGGTCTATCTATTATTGACCCCAAGCAGGGTATGAAAAATTTAACATCACACCTGTACCATCAGTTGTTCTATTAACATCAGAGTTTTCAAGTCCAGTCTGTGTGATTCCTTTAAATACTATTTCTTGTGATCCATCTCCTATATGTCCAACTAAAGCTCCAATCACAGGGTTATTTTGCATACTAGACCATCTTCCTATGTTACATGTTGTATAGTTTCCAGAGTTAGAAAATGGTAATCCATCCATGGCTAACACACTGTTTGCTCCGTTGCGGTCACTAAATGCAACATATATTTTTACATGAACTAACCTTCCAATTTTGACATAATCACCAATATTAGTGCTGGTAGTTATTGTATTGTTATTGCCTTGACCATGGAATCTAGGTGTGAATGTGCCTTTTTCGTAGTCGTATAACGCATTAGCTGATCCAGTACCACCTAAATAAATAGCACCACTATTTGTAATATTAATTCCACCATTTGCCGTTTCGAGTTTTTTACTGTTGTTGTAATATAACTCAACTGCTCCACCTTCAATAAACCGAGCCATATTATTATTACTAGCATTGTCAGTAATTTCTACATCATCTCCCCTTATTCTTAAATTACCAGTGCCAGCATTATGAACGTAGCTATGGCTTCCATCGTGCAAGATTTTTAAATCATGGTCATTTCCAAAAGTTGCTTTAACGCTATCATAAAGTTGAAAATTACTATTATATGGATCATAAAGTGCCTTTACTGTACCGCTTTCCTGTTTATAATAAAATCTACCAAGAGATACATTACCAGAAGCGTCAGTACCATATAATGTATTTCCTCCACTTTTAGTTGAAAACGTCTTTACGTTGTCGCTATATAACTCTACGTTTCCGTCATCTCTTAATATAAGTTGTTCTTCAGAACCATGTCTAAAAAATAAATCTCCATTGGCAGAATTAACAACCGCACCAGTACCACCTTCTCCACCATGAATTTGAAGATCATCACCTTCACCAAATACAGCTTTAGTTCCATCTCTAAACTTAAGAAGGTTATTAGCCTTTTGCCATTGTAGTTGATCGGCATTAGAACCAGCAAAATTAAGTCCAGCAGAAATCGTCTCAAAATGTTTAACGTTATCGTAGTATAATTCTACGCTTCCGTTTGTTCTAGCATAAATCGCCGCTTCATTACCATTAACTTGTATAAAAAGATTATTAGCATTTTTTTGATACAAGTCACCAGTATCATTTTGTATTATTGAGTTTGTGCCACCGTGGTATAACTTTAAATCATTACCTGTTCCCAGTCTTATCTGTTCATTGTCAGCAAGGTCGACTGGTTTTGATAAACCTTCTGATTGTATTTTTGTTATTGTCATAGTTAACTCGCTGCGTAATAAATAAATGTACCTCTGATAAAGGCTGAGTTGTTCATATTGTTATTTCCACTACCAAAATTAAGAGAATTTCCTCCATTTCTTTTTAGGAAACCAGTTGTTGTATTTTCATCAACAAAACCATTAATCCAACCATCTTCAATGTTAACTTCACAAAGACCCCAAGCTATACCACCCATAGCACTTTTTTGATTAGCAGCAGTAAAAGGTAAATTAGTTATCTGTGCGGTACCAGAAGTAGCATCAGCTCGAAGTGAAAAACCAGCATAAACCATTCTTCCTATTTTTATATACTCAGCACTTATTGTTGTCCAGCTACCACCGGGACTCCATGAGCCTTCCTCATAGTCATCTAATGCATTTGCTGATGCAGTGTCTGAGCCAAAACATAAACCACTGTCAGTAAACTTTGCTATGTCAGACAAAGACCCTGTGTTTGCACCTATTTTAAAAACTATTCTTTGACCACTTGCTCCACCACTAGCAGCACAAAGCTCTGTTTGTCCTGTATTTTTTAATAATGTATCTTGTGACCCTGTTTTTAAAATATGTATTGCAACATCACTTGAATCCTGAATCTTTAATTTTTGATCTGGATTATTATTACCAATCCCCACATTGCCATCCCCAGATATTCTGAGTCGCTCTGTATCTGAACCACCAGTTGGTTTAGTAAAGAACACCATTGGGTCGTTCTCTTTTTGTGAATAAAATGATGCTTGACCGTTAGCAGCTATTTTAATTGTTTCACCAGATACAGTATCTTGTAACTTAATTTCTGCTCCACTATTTCCAGCAAATACTCCTGTTCCTACAGTACCAGTTGTATTATAGACTTCTAGACCCCATGTACCAGTTACACCTGAGTCGCCACCTATTTTTAATTCTGTTCCATCAAAAGTTAAACCAGACTCTGCTTCTAAAGTATTAGCAGTACCAGAGCCAGTGATAAGTCTGTTATCTGCGTTGTTGTTTATTGTTGTGCCAGTAACAGTTTCAAACGTAGGATCTGCTCCGTTGTTTGCACGTAAGAACTTACCATCGTTAGATGATGTACCATGTTCTAACTTACTAAGAGCGATAGTTGCGTCAGCTATTTTAGTGCCTGTAACTGCACTATCTGCAATTTTAGATGTAATTACAGCGTTAGATGCAATCTTAGGCTCTGTAACTGCACCATCTGCAATCTTGGCTGTAGTTACTGCACCAGATGCAATCTTTGCTTCACTAACTGTACCGTCTCCGGGTACAGGAACTGTTACAGCAGAACCTATCTGTATAATAAAGACAGAAGCTCCTGTTGGTAAATTAGTACCAAATACAATCGTATTACTATCTACAAGTGCAAAGCCCTCTGATGGAGCAGATGTACCTGTATTAGCTTTTTGTATTACGCCATTGATAGAAACTATTAACTGTGCTGCACTTGTTACAGCTGCTGCTGAACCTGAGTTACTACTTTCACGTAAGTCATATGTAGCTATGCTACCGTTTATAGTAGGTGCTCCGCTTCCGCCAGCTGGACATAAGAATAAATATTTAAAATCACCAGTAGATGTAACTTCTTTCCATGCTGAAGTTGAAGTGTCATACACCTTCATCTTGTTAGCATTAGTGTCATATACTAAGTCACCTTCATCGTTGTTAGATGATGGCTCACCAGCAAATACACGATACCTATTACCAAAGTCGTTGATGTCGTTACTTAAGTTTATTATATCTGACTCTTTAAGTGTAGCTTTGTGGAAGTTATATACCTGACCTGAGCCAGTAGAACTTACCATAAATGATACACCAGCATCAACAGTTGAACTGTTAAAAGCTGAGTTAATATTATTAATAGTTACAGTACTACCACCTACAGTTCTACCTGTAGTAGATGTACCAGATCCGTTAACAACTATACCACCAGCATCTGCTATAGATATAACTACACCAGCAGCAGGCTGTGTGTTAGGAAATGCTACCTCTGTAGCTATAACCTCTAAACCACCAATAGGTGCTAATTGTGCAGCAACATAGTCTACCACAGCTCCAGATGTTGGAATCTGTGTATCACTATCTGCTATAGTTGTTTGTTTTAAGTCACTTGCTAGTTTTGCAAGGGTTACGTTAGAGTCTGCAATCTTAACAGTTGTTACGTTAGCATCTGTAATCTTAGATGTAACAACAGAGTTAGAAGCAAGCTTCACGTCGGTGACGTTAGCCCCAGCTATTTTAGCTGTAGTTATACCACTGTCAGCTATCTTTGCTGTAGTCACATTGGTGTCAGCTATCTTATCTGTAGTAACTGCATTTGTAGCAAGCTTGCTTTCTATAACTGCACCGCTAGCAATTTTATCTGCAATTATAGCATTAGATGGTATTTTAGGTTCTGTAACTGCACCAGTGGCAATTTTAGCTGTCGTGACTGATGCATCAACTAGCTCAGATGTACCAACAGAGTCGTCAGTCATCTTAGCAAGTGTTACGGAGTTATCAGCTAGTCTAGCAGTATCTACACTACCATCTACAAGTTCAGCGGTTCCGACAGAATCGTCTGCCATTTTAGCTAGTGTTACCTGACTGTCTTGTATCTTAGCAGTTTGTATAGCATTATCAACTATGTTTCCTGTTTGTACCGAATTATTAGCTAATTTAGCATTGGTTACTGAACTGTTTGCTATTTTATCTGTAGTTACATTTGCATCTACAATGTTAGCTGTTACCACTGCATTGTCTGCAAGTTTAGCAGCTGTTACTGCATCTGCTGCTAACTTACCTGTAGTTACACTCGTGTCAGCTATCTTAGCAGTTGTAACTTGTGCATCAGCTATGTGTGCAGTATCTATTGATCCGTCTACATAGTGTTCTGAGTTAATAGCATTATCAGCTATCTTATCTCCGTTGACTGCATCGCCTGCAATCATAGCTGTAGCAACAGTACCGGTGTCACCTGTAGTGACAACAGTACCTGTTACGTTGGGTAGAGTAATTGTTCGATCTGCTGTAGGATCAACTACTGTTAATGTAGTTTCATGTGCATTATCTGTTGCACCTTCAAACTTAATAACAGTATCTTCACCCATGTTCAGATCACCAGTCATCGTACTACCAAGTTTACTAACAAAACGAGCACCAACTTCTTGGGTTTTGTACAAGTTTTGTGTAAAGTTATCGTTTAGATCTTCTGACTTAATAGCTGATCCAGCATAAAATGTTGCTGTTAAATCGTCTACACTGGTTTGTCTAAATATTTTGATTTTGACTCCACTACCGGGAGCAGTATTAAATTGTAACGTGGTTGCATTAGGCAATGTAAATGCCGTCGTATCCACACCGTCCAGACTTGCTTTGATGTCTGAGGTCTTAAGATATGGGAATGTAAAGGAGTACTGAGTAGTACTATTGTTACCTGTATATTCGTTTTGTATAACAGCACTCATAAGTTAGTTACCGTGTTCTATAAGTTGTTTAATTTGGGCGTCTTTTTTCTGAAGTTCAGCTGCACCGGATACGTCGCCTTCCTTCATTCTATTTTTAGCTAATTGTGCATTAACAATAGCTTGTTGTATGAGTGGTTTATCTCTTAGATATTCGAGTTCAGCTACCTTGATAGCATTGTTTATTAATAAATCTAATTCTCTATGAACAGGACTTAATCTAGCTTTTAACTTAATTACATCATTACCGGGGTGATACTCATTTCTTAGATTCATTAAATCATTAATTATTGCTTGATTATCTTTTCTGTTAGCAATTCTCATGATCTCTTTTTCGAGATTCATAGCACCTGTAATCCTGTATATTTTTTCTTGATCTTCAGCTGACCATTCGTAAGATCCTGTACTGTCATATTTGAAAGCACCAAGACCTCCGTATCTTATATCATGCAAGAACTGCATATATGGTTTTACTTCATCATGAAACTTAACAGGGCTAGCAGCGTTAAATGCACCTAATGCGGGATTCTGTGCATCTTTAATTTCTAGTCCATCAATAGGATTGATTGCTATTGGTACTGTACCTTTAAGACCGGGTAGTCTATTTTTGAAGAACTCACCTATATCAGTTTCGATATTACGTTGTGCTTGGTGTATTGCATTTGCTGTAACATTCAAAGCTCCACTTAACGGAACCATTGAGCTAGCTGCACCAGCTATAAACTGTGAGAAAGCACGTTCATTACCATTCAGTATATCAAATACTTTTTCTAAACCATATAGTGGTGTATCATTTAAGAATGTAGCACCAATAGTCCATGAAATTTTTGATTGCCAGCTTTCAATAAGATGTTCGTCAGCATCTTTCATATACATAGCTAAGTCTGCAAGAGGAGCGAGTACATGTTCTATACCTATCCATCCTTTGTAACTTACCCATTTGTTCAGACCGGGAACGTAGATAGTTTTAGGTTCTAAACCTTGATTCATCTGATCTCTTCTGGTTTTCGCATTGTAATGTAGATTACCACGTATGTTACCACTCATAGCATATCCATATAACGTAGCAACCATAGTATTAGCTAGAGCTTGTCTACCTATATATTCAGCACGTAAGTCTTCAAATATAACACGAGCATTAGGAGTCTTGGACATATCTATACCATGCTCTAGTAAAGCTTCAGCTATGTCAGACTCTGAGACTGCGTACATAGTCTTAGAAAACTTATTCATATTTGGTATAGCTGATATAGGCGTATAAGATAATCCTATTTTCATGTAGTTAGAAGCTGTCCGTGGAAAAGCCATAACTTCTTTTAGTATAGGAAATGCAGTAGTTGCTTTAGTTAGATAGTTAGATAGAGCATCGTCGGTGTTAAGTGCAATATCACCTGTTAAAGCTTTGACTACATCATTCTTAATTAATCCATCTTCATCAAAATACTTAGAGTAGTTTTCAAGTTCTGCCTCTTTAAGCATCTTCATATTCGGCCAACCTTGATCGGCTA